AAAGGAACTACCAACATTTTATCAACAATTTATTCACAAGTCCAGATACGCTAGATGGGACTATAATAAATCAAGAAGAGAAGACTGGGGCGAAACAGTCGATAGATACATTAACTTTTTCAGTGGGCATTTAGAAAGACAACACAACTATAAAATAAGTGATACAGATTTAGGCGAGGTACGAAACGCCATCGCAGAACTAAAGGTGATGCCTTCAATGAGGTGTCTTATGACTGCTGGAGAAGCATTAGAAAAAGAAAACATAGCAGGGTATAACTGTTCGTTTGTAGCAGTAGACACTCCAAGAGCATTTGATGAAATCCTGTATGTATTGATGAATGGAACAGGAGTGGGTTTCTCAGTCGAGAATCGATATGTATCAAAAATGCCAGTTGTGCATGAAGAGTTTCATACTGGTGACACAAACATAATGGTGGCTGATTCTAAATTAGGATGGGCTAAAGCATTTAAACAAGTAATAGCATTATTATACAACGGAGAAGTTCCAAGTTGGGATGTATCCAAAGTTCGATCTGCTGGTTCCCCCCTTAAGACATTCGGTGGACGAGCTAGTGGACCCGAACCTTTAGTCAACCTATTCAATTTCTGTGTATCCAAGTTCAAGGGTGCCGCAGGAAGAAAGTTGACCTCACTAGAATGTCATGACATTGTGTGTAAAGTCGCAGAAATAGTTGTGGTTGGAGGAGTTCGACGCTCAGCGTTGATATCTCTTTCAGACCTTGATGACAGAAATATGCGATACGCAAAATCTGGTAACTGGTGGATGGAAGAAGGTCAAAGGGCTTTGTCGAACAACTCAGTCAACTACCAAGAGAAGCCTGGGATGGGTTCCTTTATGAGAGAGTGGTTGTCGTTGTATGATTCAAAGTCAGGAGAACGAGGTATCTTCAGTTCATACGCTTCAAAAAAATCGATAGAAAGACTAAATGAAAGACATAGAGATAGATTGGATAGACAAGGAATACGAACAGGAAATGATGGATGTTCAAACGATGGACGAGGAGATGGAGCTGGAGATTCTGGAGGAGATGGCGGAGTACAATTTCGAAGGCGCGACTCTAGAGAGGACTTTGGCACAAATCCGTGCAGTGAGATCATTCTTCGCTCAAGGGAATTCTGCAACCTTTCTGAAGTCGTTGTCCGAAGATCAGACACTATTAAATCTCTCAAAGCAAAAGTCCGTACTGCGACAATCGTTGGAACGATTCAGTCCACTCTCACTAACTTCAAATACCTAACAAAGGAATGGACAAATAACTGCGTTGAAGAAAGGCTTTTGGGTGTTTCTATGACAGGTATTATGGACCATCCAGTAATGAATGGTTCAGAGGGTAAGAAGAAACTTTCAAAATGGTTACAAGAATTAAGGGAGATAGCAGTTGAAACAAACGAAGAATGGGCCAAGAAAATTGGAATCGAGTCATCCGCAGCTATCACCTGCGTTAAACCTTCTGGTACGGTTAGCCAGTTGGTCGACTCTGCCTCTGGTATACACGCTCGCCATAACCCTTATTATATCAGAACGGTTCGCGCAGATAATAAAGACCCATTGTGTCGATGGATGAAAGACCAAGGGTTTATAAACGAACCTGACCACATGAGACCAGACCATACTACAGTGTTTTCATTTCCAATGAAATCCCCTCAAGACGCGGTTATGAGGTATGACAGAAATGCTATCGAACAGATGGAACTCTGGAAGACCTATCTGGATGACTGGTGTGAACACAAACCGTCTATCACTGTGTCAGTTAAAGAGTCTGAATGGATGAATGTGGGGTCATGGGTGTATGACAATATAGACGATATATCTGGAATATCATTTTTACCTTTCTCAGACCACGTTTATGCTCAAGCACCATACCAAGACTGTTCCAAAGAGGAATACGAAGAAATGCAGAAAAAGATGCCCAATAATGTAAAATGGGAGGAAGTTTCGCGTTATGAAGCCCAAGATTACACTGCAGGCTCACAAGAACTAGCTTGTTCTAGTGATGCAGGGTGTGAAATCGTGGATATCTAAAGATAATGATTTACTAAATAGAGTGAGGAAATATATGGCAAATACACAAGATATGCTAAAAAGTCTAGAAAATGATGATGTTAACGCTTTTAAAGATCAGGTTTCAGCCGATCTTCAAGACCGTGTTCGTCAGCATATAGACCTTAAAAAAATAGAAATTGCAAAGAATCTTGTAACTGGGCAACAAGCTGTCGAGGCCTCAGGGTCAGAAACAGCTACAGAGGAAAACTGAGGAATAGGACATGAGTAAGTTGACCTTTTCTGAATTAATGGAAGGTCCTGTTCCAGGCTTTCGAATGACTGGCGGCGGCAGAGGAAAAGCACCCAAAAGGGTGAAGTTTTTTTTCTGCGGTGCTGGTAGAAAACGTAAGTCAATGGGACCGGGCAAACCACCGAAATGTCTTCCGAAAGGTGTACCTACAATGACAGGTGCAAAGAAGATTAAGAAGACAATGGCAATAAGGAAAAAGTTGAAAACTCAAAAAGCTTTAGGGCCAGCTTATAAGAAGCGAGTCGCTTTTAAAAATAGTCTGGCCATGAAGTTCCGAAAAAAGTTTGGCATCAAAAATGCAGGGCGATCAGCATGAAACTAATAAAAGAATTCAATGAAAACCTCATCTGTGAGTCTATCACTTCCGAAGGAGACAACGGAAAGAAAGACTACTTTATTGAGGGGGTTTTCTTGCAGGGAGACATCAAGAATCGTAATGGTCGAGTCTACCCTAAGCCTGTACTCCAGAAAGAAGTTAAACGCTACACGAAGGAGTATATAGATAAATCAAGAGCTTTCGGTGAATTGGGACATCCCGATTCTCCTACAGTTAACCTTGATCGTGCATCTCACATGATCAAAGAACTAAACGAACAGGGTTCCGATTACGTTGGTAGGGCAAAAGTTATGAGTACACCAATGGGAGAGATCGTGAAAAACCTTATTGACGAGGGAGCCAAGTTGGGCGTTAGTTCTAGAGGAATGGGCTCATTGAAACCCAATAACAGTGGAGTCAATGAAGTCCAGAAAGATTTTATGCTGGCCACCGCTGCCGACATTGTAGCAGACCCATCCGCTCCAGACGCTTTCGTAGAAGGTATTATGGAAGGTGTGGAATGGGTATGGGACAATGGTCTCTTAAAAAAGGTCGACCTTGAATTTGCAAGAGACCAAATAAACTCTGTTGCCGCCACGAAATCAAGTGTGCTCGCAGAAGAAAGACAGAAAGCTTGGTTATCCAAGTTTGACATCTTCGCTTCTAGTTTGCGGTAACCCTAAATAGATAACAGGACACTTTCACATACTAAGGATTCTAATGACAGAACAAGAAATGTTAGAACAGATTCTTGACGAAGAAGGAACGAAAGTGCAGACGCCTGGTCAATCGGGGAAAGCCGAAGACATGGGCGGGGAAGACGGACAATCCAAAGCCCTCAGTATGAAAACTGCGGGTAAGGGTGCCGCCAAAGCTAAAAAAGCATCTGCTGACCCTTCTGCCACCAAAGTCAAAGACCCATCTGATTCAAAAGATATGATGTATCAAGACGAAGTCGAACCAGTTGAAGAAGGGGAATTACCTCCAGCTTTAGCTAAAGCTAACGCGGCCAAAAAGGACGATGATAGCGACGATGACGAGTCTGAAGAAATCACACCAAACCCACGGACAAAACTTGGAATGCTAAAGCAGGTACAAGACCGAATGGGTTCAATGAAAAAAACAGAAGTTGAAGAGGTACTCAAAGGTATGAAAACCAAAGAGGCCGAAGAACTGAAAATAGCCGCTGAAGCGAAAGCCGAAGAGGAAGAACCAGAAGAAGAAGAGGAAATTCAAGCCAAGCCAGCATCAGTCAAAATGGACAAGCTGAAGGCCGAAGACCTAAACCTTGATCTGGGTAATCACACCCAAGAATTGTTTGAAGGACAAGACCTTGACGAGGAGTTCAAAACACGAGCTTCAGTTATCTTTGAGACTGTAGTCTCTAAGGCAATTCTGGAACAAGTCAATACTCGACTAGAAACGTTGGAAGAAGTAGCTGCAGTGGAAATCGCTGAAGGTATTTCGGAAGCCGAAGTAAAAATGGCCGAGAAGATTGATGACTACTTGACCTACGTTGCAGAGGAATTCTGCAAGGATAACGAATTGGCAATCGAGAGAGGCATTCGTGCTGAACTCGCTGAGTCATTTATAACTGGACTCAAGGGACTATTTGAAAAACATTACGTAGATGTGCCCGAAGAAAAAGTCGACATTGTAGAACAGTTATTCGGTAAGGTCGAGACTCTGGAAGAGAAACTGAATGTTGAGATGCAAACCAACATTGAGGCTCTCAAGGAAATGAAGAACTTCAAAAAGGTCGAAGCTGTTGCAGAGGCTTGTGAAGGATTAACCTCCGTGGAAACGGATAAACTGTGTGAATTGGCGGAAGCCGTTCAATACGAAGACCATGCAGAGTTTACAAGTAAATTACTGACTCTACGTGAATCTTATTTTAACACACGAGAAACATCGTCAATTGAAGAGACACGCCAAACATTAACTGAAGCGGTCACAAATACCGAAGAAGTAGATGAACAAAGCAACGCTTCAATGGATCGATACACTCAAGCGATACGCAGAGTACAGCGTATTGTAACTTAACAAAGACAGGAGCAAATATGTATCTTTCGGAACAACTCCAGAAGAAGTGGGGGCCAGTCTTAGAGCATCAGGACCTACCTGAAATCAAAGACCCTTATAAGAAGGCCGTCACTGCTATACTTTTGGAAAACCAAGAGAACGCATTACGCGAACAGTTTGTCTCAGAACATTCTATGTTCCTGTCAGAGGCCGCACCTACAAATGCAATGAGCGGTTCTAACGGACTTGGTGGTTTTACTGGTACTGGCACAGCAGCCGGTGATCAGGCCATTCAATTCGTTGACCCTGTGCTTATTAGCTTGGTAAGACGGGCAATGCCTAATCTTATTGCTTATGACATTTGTGGTGTTCAGCCGATGACTGGACCAACTGGACTCATCTTCGCGATGCGTGCACGTTATGATTCACAGACTGGAAGTGAAACGTTCTACAACGAACCTAACACTTTCCATAGTGGACAAAACACATCCGATGGCTCAGCCATCGATTCAGCCCAACAGGCTATCCTCGGTCAAGGTAACAATGACCCACTGGGACAAGCACTTGGTAACTTTGGTGGTGGAGCCTCAGTTCTCGAAGGGGAACAAGCAGGTGACGGAACTGCCAGAGCTAACAACTCAACAGCACTAGGAACTCAAGCTGGTCAGATCGCTGAAATGGCGTTCAGTATTGAGCGAATGTCTGTAGAAGCTAAGACTCGTGCCCTGAAAGGGGAATACTCAATGGAATTGGCTCAAGACCTCCGTGCAGTACACGGACTTGACGCTGAGACCGAACTTGCGAACATTCTTTCCACTGAAATCCTTGCGGAGATCAACAGAGAAATCGTAAGAACAGTTTACACCATCGCTAAACAAGGTGGAGCAAACAACACCGCCGCTGGAACTCTTGACCTGTCCGCAGGTTCAGGTGACCATGATGGAAGATGGTCCGTAGAACGCTTCAAGTCCTTGATGTTCCAGATGGAAATAGAGGCCAACGAAGTAGCAAAAGGAACACGTCGCGGTAAGGGTAATATCATAATTACTTCAGCAGATGTTGCGTCAGCCCTTCAAATGGCTGGTGTTCTTGACTACGGAACAATCCTCAACGGAATGAATAGTCTGAATGTCGATGACACAGGCAACACATTCGCTGGTGTTCTTAATGGACGCTTCAAAGTATACGTTGACCCATATGCAGGTAACTTTACCGCTGGTTCTGATAACGGAATGCATTATTTCGTAGTTGGATACAAAGGTTCAAGTGCCTATGACGCTGGACTGTTCTACTGTCCATACGTTCCACTGCAGATGGTTCGTGCTATCGGTGAAAACACCTTCCAACCAAAAATTGGTTTCAAGACTCGCTACGGCGTAGTTGAGAATCCATTCAGTCAAGGTGCGACTGTTGGTGCTGGTGCCGTAACTGCTAACGCTAACGAATACTACAGAGGTGTTGCAGTCAAAGGACTGTTAGGATAATCTAATTTAAATTAGAGGCATTCACAAGGGAGGGGGGAAACCTCCTCCCTTTTTTGCCTTTTGAGCAACGGGTGATATAAATGGCAATAATGCAAGACTTATACAAGGACAGCGCTTCAGCATACCAACGATTTCAAAGAACTGGGTTGTATTTATTCTTACTGCCTGTTTTATTGGTTGTTCTAGTTTTCACGATTGCACTTATTCCGTTCAGGGTGATAGACCGCGATGCAAATCGTGCGATGCACCAAACACAGGATGTGGCTCAGGAGAATAATGGCAATAGTAACTAGCCCACAGACAACAACGGACAACCACAACTTTCTACAAAATGTATCCTTTGAATTCGGAATAAACAGATTCCCCAACATGAACTTCTTTGTTCAGTCCG